GAAACCGCAACCAAGGGAGCATCAAAACAACAACAGAATTATCTTTACCAATTAGCTACAGAACAAATTACTGGTGTTTATGCAGGGAAGAATTATCAAAGCTATGCAATGCTGCAAGGCCACGAAAGAGAAGCTGAAGCAAGAAGCCTTTTTTCAATGATATACGATGTAGATGTTCGAGAAGTAGGGTTGATTTTCCCAGATACCCAGAGAATGTATGCTTGTTCCCCAGATGGATTGATGAAAGATGCGGGATTGGAAATATATTGCCCTGAAAGTCCTGCTGCTGTTTATTGCCTCCTAAATCCAGACAAGGCCATTGCCCACGCAAAGAAGTTTCAGCAAATACAAGGCAGCCTGTTGATTACAGAGTTCAACCATTGGTACTTCGAGAGCTACTATCCTGGTTTACCTCCGCTAATCCTCAAGGTCGAAAGAGACGAGGAATTTATTTCAAAGCTCAAGGCCGAGCTTGATAAATTTACGTTAGAACTTGCTTCTGTAATTCGGAAGCTGAAGGAAATGCAATAGGGGGAGAGATGAAAGAGAAAATTGAAGCATTACAAAAAGAATTAGACGGAAGCTTGGTTAACCCTGACGAAGATGGCACTTTTGGCACTGATGGTTCGCATGAAGCATTAATGGAGGAATTTGAGCGTGCCTTTGATAAAGCGGTGAGAGTGGCAGAGAAAGCGATTGCCCTTTTAAGGTCTTTGCAATAGGGGGAGAGATGGAACTTATACCACCAAATAAAAACATAGAAGAAATGACAAAAACGATCCTAAGACAGAACCAGCTTATTCTTGAAATGAACGCAAGGCTATTGTCGCAATTTGGAGATCCAACCATTGTACGTGCAAATCCAGGCTACACAAACGCTGGCTCAGATGGCGGGGATGGGAACAGGCTGAGGGAGGCGAGCCAATGATACCCTCATTCGTAGGAACCGTTACCAAAGGCAAACTCAACCTCGATATGCGCCCAGCTTATGAAAGATGGCTGGTTACGCTGGAAGGGAAAAGGGTTACCTGTGAAGTTAAGCGGTTCAGAAAGTCACGAACATCTAACCAGAATAGATATTATTGGGGTGTTATGATAGACATACTTTCAAGGGAACTTGGTTATGAGGCAGAAGAGATCCACATGATGCTGCGTGAGAAGTTTCTGAGAATCCATGACGACAAGCACCCTGACTTTGTTATTGCCAAAAGTACAGCAAAACTAAACACACAGGAGTTCAATGATTATATTGCAGCGATTCAGAGATGGGCAAGCATTGAACTTCAGGTCTATATTCCAGACCCCGAAATATAACTTTACATAAGGAGAGGGTAAATGGACACATTTAAAAGAATATGCTTACAAGATTATGAGGTTGTAGGACGTAATGGGACTTTTAAAATTGAGAGAGGAAAAGAATATTTAACGTCTGATATAAACATCACTCCCGATATTGAGGCTAAACCAGCCAGAGATCACGTAATTGTGTTTTCTAATTTTTGGGTTCTGGTACCCGTATCTATGTTTGGTGGAGAAATTAAGTTTACATAAAATAAAAGGGAGGTTTAAATGATTAGAATAAATAAATACGATGTAATCAAGCTTGAAAACAAGGGGCAGTACGGCTATCAGATTACTTTGGGCTATGAAGACCGAGACGGAGAGTTTAAGCCAAAGTTCTGCAAAAGAGAGTTTGGCAAAAACAACGAGAAGACCGTCCCGGTTAGCATATCGCTAGGAGAGAAACCTGTAACGATTTTGAAAGCACTTCTATCGCAGGTTACGGGAAATGCGCCAGACGACCCGCCCTTTTAACCCGCCTCATGAAAGGAGAGGGTAGATGATAATTAAAGAATGTTTCCCAATATGTGACAGGTGCGGAGAAAGTTTCGCTGATATGAGATATGGCCATGCCTACCAGGTCAGACAGTTAATGAAAAATGAAGGGTGGAAAGTGATAAAAGGTAAAGATGTATGTGACGAATGTGTTCGTAAGGAGCAACCACGAGAAAGGAGAGGGAAAATGAAAGACGAGGAACTGTACTATAAACTTGAACCTAAAGGATGTTGGCATGAGTGGATCAAATATTATGCTGATAACCTTGAATGCGGAGATATTTGCAAATATTGTGGAGAACGAAACGATCCATTTGATAATTGGAGTGCCAACCCCGACTTCACAACATGGGAAGGCTTTGGGTGGCTGTGGGGAAAATGTATTGAAAAGGATTGGTGGCCTAAGTTTATTGCCTTCATGCTTACAAAGTTTCAAGAAGAAAGACATATTAAACCAGGTGAATGGTCTCCACACACTCCAGAATTTATAACATGGATGTTTACCGAAGACCGTTTTCGTGATACCCTAAAAGAATATTTTGAGGAATTGGAAGATGTGTAAATGTCAATGTTGTGGCCAACTATTTACTATAGATATTTTGGTAACGGACGAACTATGGGAAAAAATTAAACCAGAAGGAAAACCTGAAAAGGCAGGGCTTTTATGTGGCCATTGTATAATAAGGAAAATAGAAGAACTGCAAGAATATGCAGCCTATAGCTTAAAACAGCTATAAGGCAAAAGAAGAAGTAGGAGAGGGAAGATGAAAATCAAGAAAATATCAAAAGATAAAACTTCTATCACATTGAATCACAAGCTGATAGCTGAAGTTGAATCTTCAGATGGGAAGTTTAAACAGGCGGGAATTTATAAAGATCACGCTTGTATCCACAAATTCAAGACCCTTGATGAGCTTCGTAATATCCACCACCTTACCGATCAGATGCTACGGATAGTGGCGATAGGCTAAGTTATCTGACCTTCTCAAACACTTCTACCTACAGCTACCCCGAACAACCCTGAAACGATTGCCACAATAATTTCTTTACTCTCTGGGATTGCAAACATTGAGAACAACCCCAGGATTGTTACTGCGAAAATTACAAGATTTTTATCGTCTGTCATTTTAACACTCCTTCCTAATCAAGCCTATATCTTCCATACACCTCATAGTCTGGTTGTGCTTTTGACCATTTATTTATGTCTGTAGGTGATGGGTGTTTCAGGTTATAATTCTTATCAACTAATTTGAGATATGATCCTTTGTCAGAACAAATATCAATCCCCGGAATCTGTAACCATTCCAAATTAAATAACTGCCCGACTATGGCAAGGGGATCATATAAACGCTGAAACCATGACTTGTCCAAATCCATCCTGATAGCATGTCGGAGTTTTGCCCTGCCTTCAGCTTGCCACGTCTTATTATAGACAAACTTCAATGCGTGTTTTTCAAGATATTTCTCAACCGGGATTTCCCTGAATGTCATAGCTTGTGATGCGAAATAACCAGGACGGTAAAGCCACATAAAATGATTATAAAAACCACCTTCTTTGATAGCAATCGCTGTTGAAATGGCATCCCCTATACCGTAACTGAAAATCATCATTGGGCAGAGTTCTTTGGGGATATTGAGAATGTCTTGCTTATTTAGTAATGTGTTCATCTTCCACCCTCCGCAAAGCATTGTCGTAAATCATGATCATGCCCGCTGTGTATTTCGCTTGAAAGTTCTTTGCCACGCTTCCTTCTATCGATCCCTTTGTTGTGCGGATAAATAGCCTCGCCACGTCTGCCAGGTTGAGCTTGATTTTCTTAATAACCTCATCGTCTGCAATCATTTCCAAGGTAATCGGTTTTCCACAAACGCATGTGTACCCGAACCAGAGAAGGCTTTTCACTGGCACGTCATGATGTGTCTGGCAAAAGGGGCAATTAAAGTTTATCATCCCGTTCCAACCTGTGAAGCTCTCGTAATTGTGCATCTATTTCGTGCATTTCCATTGTGTATAATATTCCGAATGTTTTTCTGAGTTCGGTCATTTTTGCCTCAAGCCTTTCGATTTCTGCATTAACTTTAGTTTCCATATAGCCAGGCTACCTCTGGGGTCCCGTTTGGATTATCGTCAAAGTGTATGAATGTCTTGTGGATCCCAATACGCTTGAATCCTGCCTTAATTAATGCCTCAAGGATTATGAATCTTTGCCGACTATTATTTGCTCTTACATCCATTGCAAAGCCAAGAGGATGATTATCTGATGTCGAACCTATCTCCTGATTATGCTTCCAACACCGAAAACCGCTTATAACATAGAAAGGAATGTCTGCTATTTCCCTTGCGAGATTGGCTTTACTCATGAAGTGCTTGTCCATGTTACAGCAACCACAACCACATTTGCATGTCATTTCTGCCCTTGAAAAGTACTCTGTCATTTCTTATGCCTGTCTCTCCGCCTTCGTTTCTTCGCCCAATGTGTGCGGACTTTGGCTTTATGTTTTTTCTTATCGGTACTCATTTTAACGCCGGAATAACAAGTCTTTCAAATACAAATGCAATCACCACAATGATGCACGAAGCAGAGACCACCCTGATTATCCACTTCCAGTAATCCCTGCCTTCCATTTCTACCTCATGTTTTACTCCATTGACAGCCTTGCGAACTTGTATCGATGTATTAAGGGTGGCAAGTCTGGTTTCATGGTCGCTCAAAGTAGTATCATATTTAGCGCAAACATCATCAATCTTATCATACACATTTTCAAATCCCTTCTGCATCCCGTTGTAGACTTCTCTTAAAGTAATGTCGCCCATGATATTCTCCTATTTTTCAACCGCTAATTCCGTCATCTTGCTCTCATATTCTGCGATAACTTCTTGTGTATGCAGTTTCTCTGCAATAGCCTTACTCATTACATCATCCTTACTGGGATCTTGACCTGGCATTATCCAGGAGCGGTGATACTTCTTACTGACCTCTACTCCATCATCAAAGATTCTTGTAATTCGCCGGACTGCTATTCTGCCAAGGTCGTCAAGGGTTCGGTCATAATCTACAGTTATCTTCATCCCAGTACTTCCATCTATGTCTGGAGCTGGATAGTGGTTACTTTGATATTCCAGATTAAAGTCTCTTGTTACATCAGGGTCAGTAATCACCTCGACTATAGCCTTCGACCTGTCATCCCACCCTGTCATGTCTTTGGTATCGGCAGGAGTCATCGGGTCTGAGTATTCCTTATCAAGCACCTTATCTTCATCGTCCTGATATTCGGTGATTATTCTGAGTTGTAAGTTTCCGTTTTCTGTTATTGAATGATGATATTTCATGCTCTTAGTTAGTACCATTTTGAGCCTCCTATGCTGTAATAAAGCTAAAACCAACCCCTATCCCGAAGGAGGTATCCACATGGCTTGCATTTACTATATCATGAATTCCGGCATCGGTTATATTGGCGAGTCCAAAATATGTATTGCCATACCCTATATAGGCTGACACCCCATTAGGCAATGTTCCACCGTGATTGTATAGAACAGCCGAACCGTACACAATACCTGCTGATTCAGTCAGAGTTATCGTTGTAAACGGTAGCGATATATGAAGATTCCCGTTTGGGGCGGTTTCACTATCAATTACGATTGCTCCTTGCACATGGCAGACTCGACCAATTTTCGTGTATGCCAGTTGGTCATTACCAGCGGTTACGGTATAACTGCCCGATGTCGAACAGGTAACTGTCGGTGTCCACGTCCCCTCCTCATAATCGTCCTACGTGTTAGCATCCGCGCTTGGTACTGCTGTGGCGGGGAAGGCGATTTGGCCGCCGGTTAAAGCAATAATCGGAGTTGTAATCTGGGTTATGA